CTTCCTTCAATACAAGGAAAAACTTCTTACGATCCAGCAATTTGAGCGCATCACCATTCTTTTTATAGTTACTATTCCCAGTAACTAAAGTGACACACTCCTTATATTGCTTAACTTGCTCAGCTGTTAACTCATTATTATCGAGTTTAGGGGCTGAGCTCCCGTTCAATTTAACATTATCAGAATTCGATGTGGCTCGATTCTGAGTCTTCTTAGTTTTCCATACATTTCCATTATCTCCATGTTGTTCAAAATTTTCCCCACTAAGGGTGAAATTGTAATTGGGATCACGTACTAAAGTGCGATTATCAACATCTGGTTGCATCACCCTCCCTGGGTGAGTAATTCGATGTACACGATATATAGGAACTCTCCTAGAGAAGCCCCTAATTCCACACGCACCACCATAAGTACTACAACGTACACCATCCTCATCGTCATCGACATCACAGGTATGTTCATAGGACATTCTGGTTATTTTGGATAAAGCATAATCAGTTGACTCATCAATAGCAATCAACTTACGTATACTCTTAACGTACCACTCAAAAACGCGAGTTGGTACTAGATCAGTTCGCGACAAAACACAAACACCACGTGCAAAACGTAAATAAGCATAAAACTGATCTCTGGGATTTTTAATTTTGTGGATTTTCTCCCATTCCACTAAAAATTCATTATAATGAACCTGGGCCAGAGCTACATCATTTGCATTTGGATAATACAAATAAGGATGTCTAGATTCTCCTAATTCGGATCGTATATAGCACATATCATCTGAATCGCCTTGGTCTAAAACCCAATGGTTTTGCAAAATAGAATGAATCTTGGGATAATGCTCAAACTTTTCATGTACAGAACAATAAAAGTAGGCATTATTACAATTATTAGGTGCCATATCATATGGATCCGCCGTAATAATTTCAAAAGGGATCTGCATAGGGTTACTATAATCTATAGTACCTAATGCGAAAGAACGAGTAACTTCGTCTCTATCAAAGAGTAAAAGTTCATCCGTCTCAAGGACTAAGTCATGTTCAGTATAACTACGGAACATTGATGGAACCTCTGAAGGTTTCAAAAGAACTTGATTTGTTGGAACAACTGCTAAGTCTGTCTGGACTAGCTGGGCGCCTTCCA